CTTCGACTTTGTTTTCCCAAAGCCTTAATAAATTTATCATTGAGTTTGTTTGATCCATATAATAAAGAACCATCAAGTTTAACAATTGGTTTCAGTCCTATTGGAACTGCCCATAATTCCTTTAGATCTTCCCCTTCTTTAATATTATTCTCAACAGCTTCTATAATAACATCTAATTCATTCATTAATGGTCTCCTTACATATTATCATATAGTGACAACACATCAACAAATCCTTGATGCTCACTAATATTATTTTTAACATATTTCATTATCTGAGCATTTGACATCTCATCCATGTGGGAAGTATTTGAATTTATCAAACTACTTATTTCTTGGCTTTGTTCAGATATCTTATCTGTTGTTACTAATACTCTACTTGAATCATATTTTCTTACATAAAAGCATAAAGCTGCACTAAGAGCTAAATCGTCATGAGAACCTTCTTCCGCTTCAACTTTACCATTCTTTTTAGTAATAAGACCTGTTAGTTCAAGAGCAAGTCTTTCAGATTTTACAATTTCTGGAAACTGACTAATATATGAATACAAAGCATCAATCATCAAAGGCCGTGTTTTGGCATTAGTAGACAACCCTGGAACAATTGTTTGCTCACCTCTTTTTTCAGAATATACCATTGTTGTATATTCAGCCGAATCGTTTATATGTTCAACAACTTGATTTCCATATGAATTTGATTCTATTATAACTGTTCCATTTCTATATAATGAACAAGCTACTTTAACAACTTTTACAAAATCAAGTACTTTACATTTTCCTTTATATTCCCAAACCTGATTTAATGTTTCCCAATCCCAAACTGTTATAGCACTTTTATCAGCTCCATGTTCACTCGCTGTATCCACCCCAATTAAATAATAAGATCCAGGATTGGCATCCTCAAACTTCCAACATTCCCCTCCAAATAATTTAATCCTCTTTGTTTCATTTATAATAGCAGAAGAATCTTGCATTTTCTCAACAGTTATTGCTTCAAAGAATGAACCTTCAGAAGGAAGGAATTTTAATTCCAACTCTTGTTGAATTTTTCTAGGATCATCTTCGAATAGTTTACATTGAACTTGATACCAATCTGGATCATCTGCTAATTCTGGAATCATTTTCCAGTGAATAATAAATGGTTTGAAAATTTCGTTTCTATCTGCAATAGCTTTATTATATCTATCAAAATACCATTTTCCAATTCCAACTGTTTTGTTAGGAGTGGATAACACCACAGTGCCATATGGTACTCCATTTTTCTTAGCATGCATCTGATTAGTAGATAGAGCTGGAACCATTGAAGTCCATGCTTTATCCAGATATAGGACAAATGCAGCCTCATCAATGACAAGAAATGTTATTGCCTGACCACGAAGAGCTTTTTCTGGAGCATTTGGATTAACAGGAGATGCAATTACTTTTGAACCATTTGTAAGAATAAATGATTGTTCGCTTCTTTTTGCAAATCCTCTTCCTAATACTCCTTTTGGAGGTTTCATCCAATCAGGAAGTTTTTCAATCATTCCACGAATAGTTCTCGCAAAATGGGTTGCTTCTTTTCCATCTTTTGAAATAATCCCTACAACTGCATTATCATAAAATATAGCTAGCCATGTAGCATATGCTTGAATTACAGTTGATATTCCAATTTGTCTTGATTTTAAAACAATAACATATTTATTACTGTTGACTAATTTAACTAATTCATCCTGTTTATCATATAACATTAAAGGAGTGTCACCACCTGGTAATTCAAGTAAAACATAAGTAGCACAAAAATATCTAAAATTATTTTTACAACGAATAAATTCAGTAATATACTTATTTGCTTTTGTTTGTATTTTACTCGCTTTAGTAATTGATGCCATCTATCGCTCCTTTATATTCTATTCTCTATTTATTATTTGTTCTTATAAAAGTACGTATAGTTTTAGTTACTATATATATTAATCCATGAATGATAAGTATCATTACCCACTAAAGGAGGTATACAATGGTTAAAAGAATATTCATTATTGTATTAGCTGTGTTGATGTCAGTTTCAACTGTTTATGGTGGTTGGGGGTCAAACGATTATGATTTTATGAAAAGCGATACGACCATTCAAAAACAACTCGAAGGTCTCTACCAGATGAAGAAGCAGGTTCCACAAATGAACGATTATTTGACCGCTATTATAAGTTCCCCGGATGTGCTGTATTCTAATCTTAAAGAACAGCGATGCGATAAAGAAATTTTAGAATTTGTAAAGGACAATGGGGAGTTTTCATTAAAACTCCTTCATCTCAGCATTGTTCAGGCGGTATCGCCGGCACTTCAAAATATAAATGAACTTGTCTTTGTTACAAATTACATCCGGGCACCAACTGCTATGGCGGCCACAAATGCACAAGAAATGGGAATGGAAACCCAGTTTATGAAGCAAATGTATACTTTCCAGGTTTATGACTTTCTGTCAGGACCCGAAGGATTAAAAATTCAAATGGAAGCTATTTTCCATGCTACCAAAAAAGCACATGATAAGTAACCCAGCGAAAAAATGAACCGCTCCCTTATTCAAGTCGCGGTTCATTTTTCGGTGTAATTTTTTATGTATTTGGGCAGACTGTTCGTCTCATTACCATTGTTAAATAATACGCTAAGAATAAATTTATTAAAAACTGAGTTTGAGATGTAACTTTATTGTATCTGTCTATATACTTAACCTCAGTTAGTACTTCAATAACTAATGAATTTATTTGTTGTTTAAAATAAATTTCACTCTTAGTCCTTTTAATTGACATTATTTTTCTTACATGTTTATAATAATCTTTTCCACATAACATTTTCATTTCTTTTAACTCTTTGGTAAACAATACTAATGAAACCTTAATTTTATCAGTGTATTTAGTATTTCCTAAATTATTAACAATCAATGTAGCTAATGAACTATTAATCTTTGTAAGCTTTCTTGATTCTTCTTGAGCTATATGATCTACATATCTATAGACCGTTATTTTTTTGGTTATTTCTTCTGCAATCCTTGTTGATTTGTCAGTCGTAACATGCTGATACGAGTTCTCTTCGTCGTCAGCGGGTTCTCTTTGAGTCTGTATTCCTAGTCCTAATTCAGCGTTTTTATAGTATGTTTCAGCAAATGAACGAGTTGACTGGGCAATTCTATGTCGTGCATATGTTATAAATTTTGAAATTTTATCAAGATCATAATTTTTAATTGCAGGTCCCCATTGTTTCATAAGTTCTTTAGATAGAAAATATATAGCATTCCCAATTGTTTTCTCCCTAGAAAATAGATGAGTTTTTGTTAATGTATCTAATGTATATTTAAATACATCTTCTTGACAATATTTGAAATGAATTTCAAATCTAGCAGCATAATGTCGTAATTCATAAAATATCATAAAATACTGTGCCATCAATTTGTCATTTTTATTTAAAAAATAATGCATTAGAAAAATATAAAAATTAGCAAGAGGTTCTTTATGAAGTTGAAATACAGCCTCTTTTCTACCTACCCATACCCTTTTTGCGTAATCTCTAACATCTTTTTCAGTTAATCCAGATAGTTTTAAAAATTCATAATAGTGTTTTTTCATAGAAGGTCTGAAACATGGAGTTGATAAACCAGATATATTTGTTGCAACAGCTCTTACAAGAACAGACTTCATTCTTGGTTTGTTTATTTTAATTTTTGCAAGCAATTTTTCCATATTATATAATCCTTATGGTTATAGTAGATGAATCAAAATAAATATATTCAGGTCCATAAGTTAGTAACTCTTCTTTAGTTAATTTAGTTAAATCAAAATTAAAGAAAATATTTGTTTCAGGGTTTAGAATTCTACAATGATCTATTCCAGATATTCCATGAATAACATTTATTAATTCGGATCTATATAATGAGATGTTAGATCCAAATCTATCTTGAAATGAACTTATGAGAGTCTCTCTTATTTTTGTTCCCAATTCTGTGTCAGAACCTGTGTAACTTGAAGTCTTAAATACCTCAATATCTAATTTAAGAGGTATTTCATATTGTGGAATTACCATCCATCCATTATCTGAATAAATATATTTTGCAGATAATTCTGTAACTGTCAAAATATCGTCTGTAGTTGGTTCTTTATAAATCCATATTTCAGAAGTTGAATCACTACACGTTGCTATGTAATTTGTATATTCTCCGCTTGTTAAAATATATCTATCTCCATCATCTAGAATATCAATGCCAGATGGAAGGGTATCTGTTAAATTAATAACAGCTGTTCTATTTGTAGAATTATATTGCATGTTTACACAAATACCATCCGTATTTGTAAACTTGATATTTGCAAAATCTGTTAGTATTTTATAATCTTCTAAATGAATTGATGTTATCATTTTTTGTAACACTTGAGTTTCGAATGTTCGTTTATCAATTCCATCGTAAAATTCTTTTTGTATAACTGGAATATCATAAATAGTTAAAGAAGCAGGAATTGTTACTTCTTGGCCAGGTATTGATATAGATGATTTACCTACATTAAGGTCGTATTCCGTATTTGTCACAGTTTTTGTAAAAACAGTTTCTACCCATACCCCAATCATTGAATGAGTTATATTAAAATAATATAAAATGTTTGAATTTACATCAAAATCATAAACAAAATCTAGTAAGTAATCAGTAGATCCTGATTTATACTCATATCCTTCTAGTAAAGTATCTGTTCTCCATATATCTTGTGAATTTTCAAAAAGTACTATCTTCTGTGAGTAGGTCTTATAATAACTAATAAGTATAAAAATATGAGAATTTTCTTCTCTTAGAATAATAGTATTTGATTTCCATAAAGTTAAATCAATTGAAGCAGGTGGATAAAGGATTTCTGATGTAAAAGCCAAAGGAGTTGAAGTTTCATTTTTTGTATATAACACAGTAGAGAATTTGCCTGGAGGATTTATTAATGATGTAAAATTAACTACTGAGTTAGCATCAATTTTCATACTTAAAGCTGAACCATCATTTAGGTCTACTCCAGTAAAAGAAGGACTTGACCAACTCCACATACTTCCATATATATAATAATATCCTTCACTTCCAGAATAAGGAACTATCCCATAAATAATATGAATTATTCCATTTTTGTCTACATCTATTTGAACCCCACCTGCCATATAATCATAATCCGTAGCTTGTACATTTCTCTCAGATGTCCATGATCCTGTTTTATTAGTAATATAATAAACTCCAACATCATCACCATCATCATACTCAGACATCAAAGCTGCAATATGAACATACCCATTAGCATCAACAACTATATCTAAATCATTATCATCATCATCCATATCATATATTTCTATTAATTCTTCTTCAACCCATGTACCAGTTTTATTTGTACCGTAATATATATAACCGTCATATATAATTAGATGAACATATCCATTACTATCTACTGTCATTCTTGGATAGGTGTGACTATGATAAAAATGTGGCATTGTTGCTATTAAATCTATAGGAGTACTGAAATTATCTTCAGTTCCTTTTATATACATCATATTACCTCTTGTTACTCCCCCACGGGGATCAATTCCAGGTTCTCCAAAATATATAACATGATATTTTTCATCTGCTGTACTATATTCTCCTCTATTCCCTCCACTCCATGTTGTTTCATCGAATGACGTATCCCATTGTGTAACAGTCCCTTTTAAATCTTTATTATAATATAACGATACATTATTAAGAATTATATCAATTTCAGAAGTTGAATCTATTTTAAAATACCCTATATCCTCTCCAGTCTCTAACTCTATATATTCATCTCCATAAATAGTAAATGCTTTGGCGGTAACCTCTGTAGCGCTTCCTATAACAAACGGTACTGTATATAAATTAGAATCTTTAGTTGGAGTACTTCCATCTAATGTATAATATATAGCAACCCCCGAACTCGAGCACGTTAACGTAATCAGGTCAGTAGGATATACTGCTGATTCGTTTGCTGGTGATATTACTACATTAGATATTGTCATAAATTAAAATTCCTATTTTTATAAAGGAGAATAAGTTGTATAATTGTATAATTGTATTTTACCATTATAAGTTCCTACTGCTTTTACTTTAACTACGCCATGAGGTATTGTAAAAGGAGCAGTATATAAAGTACCGGGATTAGGGTCTGAACCATCTATTGTGTAGTAAATATCATAATCTAATATACTACATGTTAATGCTAAAGTAGTTCCTACTTGTACTGAACCAGGATGTGGATTCGGATATATAACAGGTTCACTAATTTCAATATTACATGGTTCTTCTGTTATGCCTGTTATTGTTGTAGTTCCACTTCCATTTAAAACAGCAATTCTTGATATAGTATCATCATAATAATTACATACTAAAATATTACTTCCATCAAAAGTAATTCCTCTTGGGTCATTCCCAACAGCAACATTATCTGCAATTGTCATTGTTGAAGCATTTATTTTAACTGCAATAGCGTCATTTCTTATAGTAGTCCAAACATTAACTCCATCAAACGCTAAATCATATGTGTAATCAGGAATTACTGCATAATCAAGAACAGTTTTAGAAGATACATCAAATTTACATATTCTATACTCCCCGGCTACATATGCTGAAAACCATAAATACCCTCCAGCAAATAATAATCTTTCTGATCTTATTCCAAATGATCCATAAGACTCTAAATGAATACCATACTGACTAAAATTACCTAATACGCCACTCCAAGCAATCCAAATACTACTCCCATCATATGCTATACCTTTAGCATAATCACCAACTGTAGGTTCTGAAATACCTATATATTTATAACAATTATAAAGACTTATCCTTTGAACTCTATAACTTCCTGAGTCATTAGTATTACAAACAAACCAAAGGTAACTAGCTTTGCACATTTGTTCTGGAAACTTTGATAAAACTGTTCCATAAGCTCCACTAGAAGTTAAAGTTGTACAAAGAAGTTCATTTGTATATTTATGAAGTTTTTGGATCAATGGATTAAAAGAGTCACTACATGAAACCCACATATATTCACCGTCATAAAAAGTATTTTCGGCATTGCTGCCTACAAGTATGTTTTCTATAGAATCATCATCTAAATTAATTTTATCTATATAACCGGTTCCAGTTCCTACCCAAGCAAAAGGAGCCGCTTCGTAATATGTAACTGATGCTTCACTACTAGTTTCTTCAGAAAAAGCTGATGTTTCACCAATCATTTGTTCATTAATATCTTTAAATGAAGCAGTAACAATCGGGGGGGATTCTACATTACAAAGTACTCTTGCTTCTGAAAATGTTTTATCTGTTTCCCAGTCTCCAGTTGGAATAAGATCAATACTATTTGTTAAATCATTTGAAATCCAAGATTCTGAGGTACTATCCCAACTAGTATTATCCAACAATGGAGTTGGTTCCCAAAATTGATCATTTGTTACATCAACCCATCCACTTTCACCATATACTCCAGATGTTACACTTTTAATATTTCCACTAGCAGTAGTCTTATAAACTAAATATATTAAATTATGATACAAACTTGTAGCCATGCTACTAAAAGCAATAATTTTATCTGTATACTCAAGTAAATTATATGAAATCCAATTATTGTTTATTTTAACCGATATTACTATAGTAGACTTATAAATATCAAGGGCCCAGACATACTTACGATAACATGTTATAATATATACTTTATTATTTTGTGTAATTACATTATTGGTTGCAATATCCCAATCATTATTTAAATCAACAGGAGGTAATGTGTGTATATTAGTATATTCCCAAGTTCCTGAACTATTCGAAGTATATCTAATATGATCATCATCATGTGAATAATATGATATATGAACTACTCCTACTTCTATCTTATCAATATCCATATGTACACGAACCCATCTATTTTCAATATCTACTATGTCAGGGGAACTCCAATTCCCAGTATTTCCATAAATATAAGCAATATTAGAAGTATAAACATGTGTTTCAGGAATATATTGAGCAGGTATTATAACAGCAATATGATAATTTTGATCCCTATCTATTTTTGCAACAACTGAAGCCCCCCAAGGGTTTTCATCAGAATGGGTATATATTACTTCTCTTACAAATGCCCCGCTTAAATTTGTTGTATGATATAGTATATTCGATTTTCGATAAAAAATATGAACATAATCATTATCATCTATTATCATATCTACACTGAAAGTTGATCCAAGTGGACCTTCATCTAATATTTCTGTCTGGGTTCCATATTTATAATACCGTAGCTCCCAATCATCAGTTCTTCCACTAAAATACATAGTTCCTGTACTATCATATGCCATTGTACAATATTCTTCACTATAGTCTTCATCAGGAAATAAAAATTCTGGATTTGAATACACCCCATTATTTCCATATATATAATAAATTCCTTCATTACCTTCATATGTTATATGTGTATTTCCATCAATATGATTATATATTATATTTAGAAAACTATATATATCATCAGTAATTTCCCAAGTATATAAAGGACCAACAATTGGAGGTTCTGGATCTACATCTATTATTATAGGATCTCCTGGTACAGAGGTCGAATCAATATAATCACCAATACTTGATAACATAAATTTTGAACAGTCTTTAATAAAAGTAAACGTTGCTGAATATTTAGATACTGCCGTACCACTTGGATTTGTTATTGTAAAGTAATATATTTGCTCATCAGCAGGTAGTAATGTATAAGGAGTTATATTCAATGTAAAAATACTTGAAGTTGAATCAATTGTCATATCATATGTTCGTTCGTTTGAAGCTATTTGCATTTCACATGAACACAAATCACAATTTACCTCAGTACTTGTATAATACAATTCAAATATAGATGTATTATTACTATTAGAAACTATTAAATTAGTAACCGCAAAATCATATGTAGTTTCATAATCTTTAATTAAAGATGGAATTTGTTCAATCTCATACATTACATAGTTATAATTTACCATTGAACTATCTGTATTTACATCTAAATCAAAAAGCGTATAATAATCTGTACCATTAGACGATATTACTGTTCCTCTAGGAATAGGAACTCCATAATAATTTTGAGATCTTTGTTCATTTCTTGTCGGTGTTATTACATTTTCAAACTTTACAGGACTATATAATTGAATATCGTTCAATCTAAGATCTGATCTTTTCAAAACAGCTATAGTATCTGGTTCTAACGGAGAATCATCAACTACAACATTTATATTTTTATAATCATTATTAGTGACTAGATTTCCTAAACTTGTTATTGACTTAATAGAATTACTTCTAATTTCTTCTAATGCTTCTTCTTCTTTTCCATTAAATGCCGCAACTGAATTTGTTGCTGTGTATTTAACAACTTGGGTTGCTCCAGAATCTAGATAGGTATATATTTTTTCTCCTTTATTAATTGTTCCTTCTGCAACATTTCCACTTATACCTTCTGTTTCATTTATATTAACAGTTACCGATGATCCAGCGACAGGTTGTGCTCCTATTAGACCATTTCCAAAAAATAATGTAATTCCATCGGCAGTTCTTCTTGAAACATACCCTTCAATTGTGTCGCTCATTAAATATAAATTATTATACTCTGTCCATGTTTTTACTATAGCATCTCCAGGTACAGTTATACCTACTGATAAGGATGAAACTTTTCCATCTATAGGCACATCAATTGTAACAAATTGATATTGTTCAAGATTAGACGCAAGTTTAAATTCTTTGGATGTAATTTTATATTGTCTGATAGGTAATGAAAATGAGAATGATCCGCTTCCTATAGTTACAGGTAGATAATATTTCTTATTCCCCTCAGTTATTAAAATAGATACTGCTGAATTATTAGTAATTGTAATAGCAGAATTATAATAAGTTACAAACTCTATACTATCACTTTTAAATTTAAATCCTGAAGGTATAGTAAATGTATTTGACGAATCAGGAAAATTAAAATCAACTGTCATTGTTACATTAGAAGTAGCATATGTTGCAGATGATGAATTATACCCAAGAAAAGCTGATAAATTGAATATACTATCAGGTAATTGTGCTTGTGTTAAGTAGAATTCCTTATATAATGAAAGTTGGTAAAATAATATATTTCCTGTTAATGTTGATAATATATTTACTAAGAATAACAAAAATGACGATTTTGTAAGGTCAACATTTTCAAGCTCAAGATATTCTTTCAAGTACATACCGACTTGACTTTTTATTGAATCTCTTGATACATCAATTTGTGTTGAAATAGGGTCTGTCATTTTTATAGAATCCTTACCGTTATATTATCAGATCCAAAATAAATGTAATCTGGTCCATAGGTTAATAATTCAGCTTTTGTCAAATTTGTTAAATCAAAATTGAAAAATATATCAGTTACTGGTTGTAATAATCTACAATGGTCAACTCCAGTCAAACTTTGAACAACATCAATAATTTCAGACCTATATAGAGAAATATTAGACCCGAATCTACTTTGAAATGATGTTAGAACACTTTCTCTGATAAATGTTGCTAACTCTGTATTAGATCCTATATATGAATTTTCTTTAAATATTTCAATATCAAGTTCAAGAGGAATTTGATATTCTGGAATTTCAAGCCAACCATTATATGAATAAATATATTTTGTTGATAAAGCAGTAATCGTAACAATATCGTTTGTTGTAGGTTCTTTATATATCCAGGTGTTTGCAGTTGAATCAGTACATTGGGCTATATAATTTGTATAATCCCCACTTGTTAAAATATATCTATCTCCATCATTAGAAATAGAAGGAAGCGTATCTATTAAATTAATTATTGATACCCGGTTTGTTGTATTATAACCCATATTTATACATTTACCATCTGTATTAGTGAATTTAATATTTGAAAAATCTGTCAGTATTTTATAGTCTTCTAAACTTATATTTGAAACTATTTGTTGTAAAATTTGACTCTCAAAAACCCTTTGGTTAATACCATCATAATAACTTTTCTTTATAACTGGTATATCATAAATAGTAGCAGCCCCTGGTCCAGGAGACCCATATATAATTCTTTCTGAATCATACTCAGATGTAAACAATGAACGATCACCTGTAATTGTATTATTTTGATATCCTGTAATATAAAGTGTATTATTAACAGCCCAAATATCGTTATATTCATTTATAATAATTTCGTCACCATCTGTAAGAATATATGAATTCCAAGTATTAATCCCAAGTTTGCTTTGTTGAATAGATGATAATATAGAATACGATGTATTTGGTGATGCTTCTATACTTTCAAAAACACTCAATAAATAAATAATATCATCTATAATAACCATTTTATTAAAAGATATAGTTAGAAATAAACCAAATGAATCAATAATAGGAGGAAGTAATATAGAGTATATTGTCCAATTAGATGTGGAATCAATAGGAGGTGTTGTCACTCCAGCGCTTCCAGAAGTTCCATATGATAGACTTGATGTAGAATCAAGAACTCCTAATATTAATCTTTCAGAAGTTACCCCTTCATTAGTTGAAAAGAAAGACTTATCATTAAAATCAGTGGCTAAAGAAGTTCCTGATTTAAACGATGTATCTATTGGGATTGTTATATAGAAATTACTATAAAGAACCATATAATATAAATGCCATGTTTCACTTCCAAGATTATCATACCATCTAAAGTATATATGAATATCATTATCAGAATCAATACTAATTTTTGGAGATGAAACAATATCAGTTGATTCAATATCATTTGTAGCATATACAACTTGAAATTTTGACCAAATTCCTGATATTTTACTTGATCGAAATATTCCGGAGGTTCCATATGTATAAATTATGTGAATATCATCGTTTGAATCAACCACAATGTCTATAATATCATACGAAGAATCAGCTGGAGTGCAATGCCCTACTCGTTGTACACCCCCCCATCCAAGATACCCACGGGTAGTTAGATAATTTATATCATCTTCGCTGAAAGCTGCTACTGCTAAATGAATGTCACCAGAAGAATCAAACGCTATACTTACATTAGATTGTGTATAAAGACTACTAGATGTAACTTCTTCTATATTAAATGAATCTCCATTCCCATATGCATGATATAAAGTATTTTCATTATCAACATAAAAGATATGTTGAATATTAGTGTTTGGATCTGTTTTTGCCCCTCTAAGTTCATAAAAATTAGTTTCATCTATTAATGTAGTTGTTAATGTTCCTACTAGAGGAATATCACTATATAAAGATATGTCACTCAATTCCATAGAATTAGTTGTGTCTGATACAATATCAAAATTTGCTATTGCTTCGTCATTTTCTAATCTCATATAATGGGTTACTTCTTGAGGAACAGCAAACGCTCGTGCACTAACTTGAGTTGTGTTATCTCCAATTATAAACGGGACAGTGTATAAAGTTGATAACTGTGTAGGAGTACTTCCATCCAAAGTATAATAAATATAAACATCGGATGTATCACATGTAATGGTAATGGTATCAGTTGGTTGTATTTCTGATCCATCTCCAGGTGATATATATACAGTACCAACTTGCATGAATTATTATTCTCCTTATAATAAGATTGTATTGTGTTTAATCAGACCATCAACTCCAGATCCTACTGTATATTCTATGAATTTTTGTTAATTTATTTTCAATCCCATAATGACCAATATATATATAAGTTCCGTCCATAATAATATTGTAAGCGCTGGTAGTTAAAGAAATCTCAGTTACATTATCAGTTAAAGGATCAATTTTACACACCGAACCACCCAAACAAACAACCCAAACAAAGGTTCCATCAAAAAGCATATTGTGTGGGTTTGAAGTACCAACAGCTATTGTATTTACAACTGTATTGGTAGAAGCCTCTATTTTAGATACATTCTGGTCATAATAATTAGCAACCCAAATATAGGTACCATCAAATGTCATTCCTACCGGTTCATCTCCAACCATTATTTGTGCAACTCGAGTTTGTGTTATCGGATCAACTTTTGAAACAGTATTAACAGCCATTTGGTGAACATCTCCTGTCCAAATATAACCATCTAAGAAGAAAACCCCATATGGATAGGTACCTACAGCTACTGTAGTAACTGCATGAGTTATTATATCTACTCGAAGCAGTTGATCATTACTACTATCCGCAGTCCAAAGACCGTTATTATCATCTAATACTAATCCTCTTTGCGGAAAAATGTTTGGTAATGGAATATTAACAACAACAATATTTGAAGTTGTATCTATTTTTGATATACTATGACTGTCTATATTAGATACCCAAAGATAGCCATTGTCATATACCATATATTGTGGGGTATTTTGCACATCTATCTGGTATAAAACATGCCCATATATTGGATCTATTTTCAATACACTATCTGTTGATGTGTTTGAAACCCATAGATAGGTACCATCATAAACTATTTTAGATGCATTAGATTTTACAGGTATAGTTTGAACCGTAGTATTTGTAATTGTATTTACTTTTGAAAGTGTATTGCTAATCCTATTTACAGTCCAAATATGTCCCATCTCACCCCCACCGGTTGTATAGTCAATAGTTTTTACTTTAGATGTTTTTCTCCCTGGATGAATTGCAACCGTTTTAACTGTGGTTGTAGAATTATTTGGAAGTGAAAATGGAACTGTATATAAATTACTTTGATTAGTTGGAGTAGTTCCATCTAAAGTATAATATATTGAGTAAAATGGTAAAGCAAGAACTCTCATACTAATTAATTGATTATTATCTATGGTTGCACAATTAGGTTCCATTATTATTGGTATAGCATTAGTTGTAATAAAAGTAGATTTATAACCGCCGAGAGTAAGTTTTCCACTTACATCATATGTTTCAATATTTACTCTATAAAAACCATCCCCACATGCCAACAGTATACTTTCCCCGTCAAAACTCAAACTTGATGACCCCGACCCTGACGTATCAGAAAGTAATATAGTGTTTACAATGCTAAATGTTTCAGCATTTATTACAGTTATAGTATTAGTCAGAAATCCATTTACATACATATAAGTTCCATCATATTCTAACGTATACCCTGAATAAATATTAACACTATTAATTACAGTTCCTGTATTAATATCAAATTTAGAAATCCAAGCGTCATTTAGGCTTGATGATGTAGAACATGAAAACCACAAATATTCTCCATCAAATATCAGACCAGTAATAGCGTTTTTAATAGTAGGTCCATCAGAATATGTACTTGTTACTGAACATGTAGTAGTATTAATTTTTACTAAAGTTCCAGGATTATCCCAAGAAAACCCTATACTAGCCCAAATATCAGTTCTATTAAATATAGGACTTACAACGGTAGATTGTATATCAGGATCGTCTATTGAATCTACTATCCAACTACCGGGCGCTAGAGTTCCATCTATTTTAGCTATTCTAGTTGTAGTAGATGTCGAATAAAACGAGAGCCATAAATAAGTTCCATCACTTACCATATATGCTGGATTCGTCCAATCACCAAAATCTTTAGAACCGGCTGACCCCCCACTTACATACCTTTTGTATAATCTTGCAAAATATTCATTAATATGAGACACCCAGAACCATTCTCCATCAAAATAATTATGAGCTGGTTCTGGTCCTACATCAAGAAGCGTAGCGATATTTGTAGTAAGATCTATTTTTGTAATAACTGGGTCTAAATTGGATGTATTTGAAATCCAAGCATAGTCATGTGGAAGTGAGTATTCAATTGAAGTTATATCACTAGGTAATACTGGGGCTACTTCTGAATAACTTCCGATAGTTGATCCATTTGAATCTTTAATTATGGTCTCATTTCCATATACATCTGTTGTATAATCGACTATTGCTTTTGTAGGTCTAAACTCTGTTTGCCAATTATTTATAGGAGTTAGACTTATACCTTTTGGTGAATATGTATCCTCTGATACCCATGTATTAGAAGTACTGTCAAAACTACAAATAGTGGAATCTGGAGCCCAGTAATTAGTATCTGTTAATGAAACATATCCTGATTCCCCGAATACCCCGTAAACTAGAGAAGAATATATTACTGTAGAACCAGGATTATATTTACAATAAACAGCATGAATATTATTTATATAAAGATCCATTTGCACACCAGAATCAGTATATGTTCTTCCTGTTTCATTTTCTTGATCCACAATAGAACTAATAAATTGACCTGAAACATTATTACTCATAACCATTTTGGCAGCTGTAGTTGATAGACTTGTGTAATAATGAAGAATATAAACCGTTCTATTACGACCTATTTTAAATGAAATTTGTTTATAAGACCCGGTCCATTCACTTGTATTATTTAAAGGATCAATTTGGGTAATAGTTTGACTTACCCATTCACCTGTCACATTTGTGGCATAAATTAAACTATTTATAGATGAATGAAATCCAACCATATGAAGGTTATTACTAGAATCAAAATCAATTCCAACCATTGAAATTGACGAATTAACAATAGCAGAATAGTTTGTTGATTCCCAAGTACCTAAACTTTCTATAACTGTTGTATAAGCATTTGTTGTTGTATTTGGTAGAACAATATATAAATTTCCGAGACTGTCAATTTTGATTTTAGGTACATATGAAAATTTATCAGAAATAAATTTGGTTACCCATGATCCAGTTACATTTGTTGTATAGTAAGTCCCATAATTTATCATTAAAGTTGAATTATACCCATAAAAAACCGCATGAATATCACCTTCATTTAGACCTGTTATTACATCAAATCCTCTGTAACTATATCTATCGCCCACACTATTGTGTATTTTATACCCGGGAGCTAGATCATAAGCATCGGCAGAATAACTACCATACCCATTACCTTTAATACCTAAATAACCAGTTCCACTCCAACCAACATAATATATATTACCAAAATCATCCAACATTATTTTGGATTGATATTGCATATTAGAGCATCTATAATCTCCGGCTGTAAAGGAATCTTTATTTCCGCTTATATGATAACTTCCTTCATTTACATTATCATCAATATACACTATTTCAACTTTACCAGTAATAGAATTAAATATAATATTATGATCTAGATGAGGATCTGTTTTACTATAAGTATCTTCTTCAATAACCCATGTATAAAAAGGAGAAACCGAAACAGGATCAAAAGATTCAACTGGAATATATGGATCTGTATATTCAAATGTTGATAACATAAATTTTGAACAATCTTTAACAAATGTAAAAGAAGTAGAATATTTTGAAACTAATGTGGATGATGGATTTGATATAGAAAAATAATATTTCTGTTTATCATCAGGGATTGTTGTATATGGGTCAATTTCATATATAAATGTTTGCGAGGTTGAATCATTAACCATATTATAAGATGTTTCATTTGATACAATTTGCATTTCACAAGTACAATTCTCAAAATTTGATTCGGTACTTGTATAATATAATTTAAAAACTGCTTTAGAAGCTGATTTAGAAACAACTAAATTAATAACATATAAACCATAATTGGTATGTGTTATTATTAAGGATGGGATTTGTTCAATTTCATACATTACATATTTATATTTAGCAATTAAAGTAGTATAATCTAATATTAAATCAAAAAGAGTGTAATAATCAACATTATCTGTTGTTACTATTGTCCCTCTTGAAACAATACCCGAGTCGGTACGATCTGTATAATAAGTATTTCTAGTAGGTGTTATTTCACTTGAAAATTCAATTGGACTATATAGTTGAATATCATTTAATTTTATATCAGATCTTTTTAAAACTGCCAGAATATTTTCTGATAAAGGAGAATTGTCAACAACAACATCAATATTTTTATAATCATTATTTGTTACTAGATTTCCTAAACTCGTGATATGTTTAATAGAATTACTTCGAACTTCTTCATCCGATTCTTCATCTTTTCCACATGTAGCTGATACAGGATTTGTCATAGTATATTTAACTGCTTGATTAGTTCCTGTTTCTATAAATGTATATACTTTATCTCCAGATGTAATAGAATCAGCATCAATATTTCCAATAGTTCCTTCAGTTTCATTTATAACTATTGTTATATTAGATCCTGCAGAAGGTTGACTTCCAATTAAACCATTTCCAAAAAATAATCTTTTTCCAAAACTTGTATTTCTTACGACATACCCTTTGGTAGTTTGATCTAAAAAGTATAAACTATTATATTCAGTCCATAAAATAGTTGCTGCATTTCCTGGTTCTGAAATAGTTACATTTATAGATGTAGCTTTTCCAGATAAGGGAACATCAATGGTTAAAAATTGATAAGGTTCAATATCCAAATCTATCTGAAATTCTTGTGTATTTGTTTTATATTGACGTACCGGCAATGCAAAAGAAAAGGTTCCACTTCCTATTGTTACTGGAAGATAGTATTTTTTATCACCTTCTGTAATTAAAATATTAACTTCTGAATTACTTGTGACCTCTACATCAGATGTATAATAAGTTACAAATTCTATACTATTACTTTTAAATTTAAATCCAGATGGAATTGTAAATGTATTTGAATCGTCTGGAAAATTAAACTCAACAGTCATAACAACATTTGTAGTCGCATATTCCGCCATGTTTGAATGATAACCTAGAAATGCAGATAAATTGGAAATACTTTCAGGAAGTTGTGCTTGAGTTAAGAAAAATTCTTTATAACCGGAGAGTTGGTAAAATAATATATTTCCTGTGAGTGTTGATAAAATATTTACCAGGAATGATAAAAATGAGGAGTTTGAAAGATCTACATTTTCAATTTCAAGATATTCTTTAAGATATGTACTAACCTGTTCTTTTATAGAATCTCTTGATATATCAATTTGTGTTGAAATAGAATCTGACACTTTTTATATTATCCTTACCGTAATATTAGAAGAATCGAAATAAACATAATCAGGGGTATATTCCAATAGTTCATCCTCAGACAAATCACTTATTTCGAAACTGAAAAATATATTTGATGTAGGTTGTAATAACCTACAATGATCTATACCATCTATACTTTGAACCGTGTCAATTATTTCGGACCTGTATAAAGCAAGGTTTGCTCCAAATCGACTTTGAAAATTATTTACAATAGCTGTTTTAATTGTGTCTGATAATGTAGTATTAGAATCTGCATATGATGATTCCTTGAATATCTCAATTTCAATTTCAAATGGAATTGTATACTCTGGAATTTCAATCCAACCTATATCTGAATAAATATAAAATTTATTTAAACTAGTAACTTGTACAATATCATCAGTTATAGCTTCTATATATGTTCCAGATGTTGAATCAGTTGCTTCGAATATATAATTTTGATATGTTCCAGTAGTTAAAATATATCTATCCCCTACATCCATTCCTGTTGGGGCGGAACCTCTTAAATTAATAACTGAGGTTCGAGTTGGGGGATTGTATTTCATATTTACACAATTTCCAGTAGTATTTACAAATTTAAAATTTGTAAAATCTGATAACATTCTATAACTAGTTAATCCTAATGATGAAATTATAGGTTGTAATACAGAACTTTCAAATGTTCTTTGATTAATACTATCATAATAACTTTTCTTTATTACTGGAATATCATATATAGTTGTTGTATCTGTCCCGTCATAATTGGTATTTGATAACATGAATCCAGAACAATCTTTGGCAAATGTAAGTGTTGCTGAATATCTAGCCATATCTATAGATGATGGATCTGTTAATGTAAAGTAATATAATTGATCATCTTCCGGAATTGTGGTATATAAAGGAAATTCATATGTGAAAGTACTTGCAGTTGAATCATTTGTCATTGCGTGAGTAATTTCAGTTGAAGCAAATTGCATTTTGCAAGTACAATTTTCATAATTAGTTTCTGTACTTATATAGTGAAGTGTAAATACCGCTTTGTTACCAACTTTAGATACAACAAGATTACTTATAATAAGATCGTATTGTGAAGAATAACTAGTAATAAGTGTAGGAATTTGCTCAAGTTCGTCCAAAATATATATATATTCAGCAACCGAATTTAAAATATCAATGTTCATATAAAAAATAGTATAGTAGTCTATTGAATCAAATGTTATTGTTGTTCCACGAGGAATAAAAGTAGTAGAATAAGGAACTTCATAATAAATAGATCTTGTAGGAACAATATCACCATCAAATTCAATTGAACTATATAAATTAGTTTCATTTGTTTTTATATCAGATGTTTTTTTGACTGTAAGAGAATTTGCTCCAAGAGGGGCATTTGGAATTACAGTATCTATATTTTTATAATTATTTTCAGTTACTAATCTTGTTAAACTTGTAAGAGCAGCAATAGAATTACTTCTAATCGCTTCTAGAGATTCTTCGTCAGTTCCTCCAGTAGCTGAAGATGGATTTGTTACATCATAACTTACTAATTGATTTGTTCCTAAATCAATTGTAGTATAAAGACGTTCGCCTGTTCTAATTGATCCGGCTATTATATTTCCATTAGCTCCTTCTGTTTCATTCGTTGTAACTATTAATGTTGATCCAGCAGTAGGTTGAACCCCAATTAAATTATTTCCAAAATATAATCTTCTTCCTGAATCGGTTCTTCTTGAAACATACCCTTCTGATGTTTCATTCATAAGATATAAACTATCAAATTCCGTCCATATTGTTTCTGATAGATCAGTTGGATCTATAAATTTTACTTCCATTTCAGCAACTTTGCCCGTCATAGGAACATCAATTGTAACAAATTGATATTCTTCAAGATAATCATCAATCTTAAATTCTTGTATAACTGTCTTATATTGTCTTAATGGTAGAGCAAATGAAAAATCCGAACTACCAACATCAACGGCTAAATTATATCTTTTAGTTCCTTCTGTTAATACAACAGTTACACTTGAATTACTAGTTACAGTAACTGTCACTGTATAATAGGTAACAAATTGAATTTCATTATCTGTTTTAAATTTAAACCCAGTAGGAATTGTAAATATATTGGTTGCATCTGGAAACCCAAACGGAACGGTAACAATTGCAGTTGCATTTGAATAATTTGCATTTGGCGAATTATAACCTAGAAAGGCAGATAAATTAAAAATACTTTCGGGAAGTTGCGCCTGTGTTAAAAAGAATTCTTTATAAACAGACATTTGATAGAATAATAAATTACTTGTTAGACTTGATAAAACATTTACTAAAAATGATAGAAATGACGATTTCGTAAGATCCACATTTTCAAGTTCAAGATTATTCTTCATATAGGAAATCAATTGCTCTCTTATAGAATCTCTTGATAAATTAATCTGAGTTGAAATAGAATCTGACATATATTATTCCTTTTATATTAAATAGAAACCCGAATTGTCGTCATATAGATGTTTTAGATTTTCCCGTAATAGACTGTTTTTATATAGGAGCTTTGTCATAAGTGCGGAATCTTCTAATGTATGAATTGTTTTATCATATTCCATAAAAGCATAAGTATTTGTAACTTGAACATCAATAGCAGAAACTTTTTGATTTTCAAATGTTTTTAATTTAATTTTCCAAAAACGTCTTTCAGTATTTACTGATATTTCAACTCCTTCCACTATAAATAATGGATATGTATCATCTGTTGGATTTAAATATTCTTGTTCTAATTTGACTATATCTCCCGGGTATGGAGTTATTCCATATGTACTTGGCATTACAAAGGAGGTTTCATTTACCTTATGGTAACCTGTTTCTTGACCATCAAATACAGTACTAACTTCTTCTGGAAAGAAAACAGGAAGTAATAAAATTTTATTTCGTTTTATTCCACTGAGATCAGTACCTGTTCTTTCATAAGAACCACCAAACAAATCAGTATCGTCCCAAACGGTTTCATCTTTATCAAGGTTATAATAAGTAACTAAATATGCAACGGCAATTTTGGAATAATAGTCATAAACCAAACTTTGATATTCATGAATGTAATCATAAATACGCTGAAATTTTTGCATATTTATCTCCTTGATGCCTTCCAGTTAGCTTCCTTTTGTTTTTGCTTGAATATAATTTCTTCTTTCGTTTCTTTTAATTTAACCGCTTTTAAAAGTTTGAATAATTTTTTCTGACACTTAAAAGGAGTTTTAGTTTTACTACATTTTTTAATTTCACCTTCTACCCATTTCACCGCCCATTTAGTCGCTAAATATTTACACTTCCTATAACATAATTCTTTATTTGAAGATCCTTCCTTTTCACATCTCATTCTACACTTATACATATTTATATCTGTTGCATATAAAACAACAGCTGTTAATCCCGGAACAGGCAATAACAAACTTGCTGCTGCAAGTCCCATAGTTAAAAACTTTTGTAATTTAGGATTAGTTTCAGGAGGTTCTACCTCTTCGATTAATTTAGCTAAGTTAATTTCTGAAAGATTTGTAACATAATCGTATAATTCTAAGTGTTCTTTAAATGATAATTTATTTCGTATTGAAGTATTATTTGATATTATTTCTAATAAAGAATCTCTGGTCATTAGTTTCTCCATAATTATCTTTTGGCCTTTCTTTCTTTTTCTTGCTGTTTTCTTCTTTTCTCATCTGCTTTAGCAGTTGCTTGTCTTAAATTTATTATCTCTGATTGTAATTTTTTAGACCATTTTATATATTGTTTTTGAAGTGCTTTAGTACATTTTGGTGGATTTTTGGTTTGACTACATTTGTTCATTTCTACTTTTATATCACGAACTATATTTTTAGCAGCAGTTACATGACATTGATATTTACATATTTGATTTTCTGTACTCATCGGCATCTTTTTAATGCATGCCTGCCAACAAGGATCAGTTACTTTTCTAAATAAATAATAAACAAAAACTCCTATTGCGGGGGCAACCAATGCTGTTGATACAGCTCCCATAGCAGCTACAACTCCTCCTGCAATAGCTGCCATTCCATATTTTAACATTTTTTTAAATTTACCTTCAAAATCTCTTATTCCAAATTCATCTAATATTTCACCTTTATTAAAAACATAAGATACAGCTTCTTCGTAAGTCATTTCAGTTATTGTATTACATACACCAACATGTTGCTTAAATGTAACATTCTCTTTTAAATGGGTACTATTAACAGCTATATCAAGAAGAACATGTTTACAAGCTTCTTCTAATAATTTTTTATCTATCTCTGTCATATTAATTTATCCTCACTCAGTAACTTCCATAAATTTAAAATATAGAGATTCATCAATTGTAGTTTTTAATTCTCCAGAAGTTCCTTCGTAATCAACTGTAATGCTCAAATTAAATCCTTTTTGATTTGTAAGAAAATCAATAGAAATATCTTCAATTGTGGCACGATCATCAAACAAAGTAATTTTAGATTCAATCTCTCTTTCAATTTTTTCAGATGTCATTTCATCAGCAGGTTCAAATATCATCTTATATAAATCACTCCCGTATGTAGGGTCATGATCATAAGTTCTGAGAGGGGTTAATAAAATATTACTCCACGAATTTAATATTACTTCTAGATTTGTGACTCGTTTAAAATCACCGGAAGATATTATAATAGAAATATAATCAGCAATGTTTCCTTTGGATCCTATTGCATTTTTATTAAATCTATCTAGTAAATTAGCCACCTTTTGCAGCCTCCTCTTCCATTAATTTTTTCTTTTCTTCCTCAAGAGTAGACTTCCACTTAAGGTAATCAGAAAATGTTTTTACGGGCATCATCATAGTATCAATCCAGGATTGTTTACTCATTTCCATACAAGAAAAAACATTATCGTGTAAAATTTGCCTATACTCAGCTATTTCATTATGCTGAGTGGATTTCACGAAAAAAGTTTTCCACCAGATCTATATTTAAATCTTCCTCTGCACCACAAGAAGGACAAAAAGTTTTCATCTTTAATTCAATACCATACTTACCAAATTTTTCTAGGTATTGTTCATGGATGATTCTTTTGTCTTTGGCAGGCAGAGTCAAATATGCATCAATAATATCAGTTTTTTCATTGTACACTTTTGGTTCTGTACTTTCAGGAACATCTTCTTCAAAACTATCAATTATTAATGTTTCAATAATAAGATCTGTATTTGATCCAGGTCTAGATGAAAGATTTCTAAGCGCTAAAGTTTCATCTTGAAGGGTAGGTTGTTTTAAAACTACGGAAACCCCATCAGTAATTTTTAATGGAACTTTAACTTTTTCCGTAAGAATGTTATCGCCTGGATATGGATTGAAATTAAAAGTACTTGAAATTTCAATATTTATAGGGAACTCCTTATTACAAGAACCACAACGTACATCGTAATTTCGTATCTCACCATATGTAATATGATATAATCCATATAACAATGCATCTCTATCTTTTAATGTAACATTTTTTAAAAAACTTCCAAAGTCTTGGATTCCTTCAGGTTTTACAGTAATTGATTCAAACAGACATTTATTTAAATGTTCTGTGATTTTAGTTGGAGTCATAAGACTCCCTTTCATTCTTTCCTCTTCTTGTACATTCAATGATTTGACATGGAATGACAATTTTGTCTGAGGGGTGATAACCTCGTATTCGGGATACTTCACATTAAATCCTTTGAAAACCATTAGTCTATCTCCTTTCTTGTTGTTTTATTTTATCTTTTTGATGCTTCTAATTCTTTTGCTCTTTTAGCTTTTATTGCTGCAACATTAGCTTTTTTATTTGGACCACCTGCTTTTTTAGCTGCTTTAATTTTTAATCTTGCTTTATAGATCGCTTGATCTCTTTGATTTTGACATGCTTTTTTACATGCTGCCGCTTTAGTAGATAATGCAATTCGTCCACATTTTTTAGCACAAACCCCAAACATTCTGTTATATGGAGTTATAGCATCTTTAGTATCCTGTGTCATTGCTTCATTAACTGCAAATCTATCTCTTACAATTTCAGATGCTTGTTCATCAAGAACTTCAATTTTTCCATCCAATAGAATAACCATTAGTTGTTCTTCTGTAGCTTCATGTTGTATAAACTTTAACATTTGTAATTTAGCAGGCTTACTCATTTTTGAATCAACTACAAAACCAGCTGCATTTAATTTTAAATCATTAATATTCATTATTAAATCTCCTTATTTGTGTAAAATAGGGGTCCGTAGACCCCATTTGTAATTTGTTTAACCTGCTTGAGTTTCGCCATAACCTTCAACTTCTGATTTAGCTGACATAAATGTTTCTGCGAATGTTTCACGCCATGCATAATCTACGTTGAATTCGATTTCTACATCTAATCTTCCTACTGTTTCAACATCACTTGTAAATAGATCTTGAGGATCTTTACCAGGAAACATACCATCGTAACATGCATAATATTCAACAGTTTTTGCATCCGGAGCTGTTGTCCAGTAATACATCATACCTGCATATGTTTTCTTTGTGTAACCATCACCACTATCACCATCTACCAAATCAGTAACACCAGTTCTATAGTCACGAATCATTTTTACCCATCCATGCATAATATCAAGAATAGGAGTTTTGTTCATTTCAAGAAACTTAATTGAAACAGTATTCCCATAATCAACATTGCCGGGCACACTCCATTTGACTCCTCCCAACCCTGTGAATTCTACTTTGTTAAGAGTTCCACCCGGAGGTGTTACACCTAAACAAGAAGCAGCAAGAATATTCTTAACTTCTGCTTCACTTGAAATTCCACTAATACCTTGTGATGTATATTTGATAATATCCGCAGGTAACTTATCAAACCAGATAAAATGATATCCAGAAACATAAGGATCTGCTACTCCTACGGATGTTCCTCCGAAACGTCTAGTTAATATATTGGATCCTAACTCTGCAAATGAATACTTCATTATTATTTCCTCCTGTTATTTCAATGCCTAACATTGTTTTATCGCTAACTTGTACGTGGAACATTCAGTACCAGATTTATGCCCATATTTATAATGACATTCAATACAACATGATATTGCATAATCTGGGTCTAAAACAAAAAGTGGTTCTAGTTTTTTTGGTCTTGTATGATGAACATGTTCTGCTTTTTCACCACAGTAAATACATTTATAATTATCTCTTTTTAAAACTTCACTTCTGAATGTTCTATATTCTTCATCTGTATAATATTGTTTTTTACCTTCATAAGTTCCGGATTCAATTTCAAAATTTTTTATTATTTGATTTGTTGATTTTCCAAAAAGATTGCATGATTGTTTACAATCTTCTGAACAATAAAAATACGCTCCTCTTTCAATATTTCTCATCCTTTCATATAATTGAGTATATGATGGAGTAAACCAACCATTATTTTCTTTTGAATTATTACATTTATGGTTTTTACACCTACATTGAATATCTCCTGTTTCAGGATCTTCTCTTAATTGCTCCACTTTACAAAATAATGGATATTTTTTATTTAGAGATTTTAGAGTATGTTTTGCTGAAATACTCATTTTCTCCTTTATTTTTAAAGTTTGTTCTCTTCCATATATTTCTTCATAAGTTTTACCTTTCTTGTTAGATATTTGCCCTCTATGAGATTTGGAAAATTTTTCTCGTATTTCTTTAGTTCTCTTCAACCCTGTTCTAGTTTCAGCACTTCTTCTTATTAGTTCAGGACAACTATTAGACATTCTACTACAACATAATTTTCCATTTTTAAGTCTATATTGAGCAATTAACCCACACCCATATACGCATAATTCTTCAGTTTCAACCGTTTCATTAGTATATGTTTTTTTAATTCCTTTTGAACTACCTTTCATTTGTCATCCTTCTTTTTGTCTTCATCTTTTGATTCGGGGTACCCTGGTTTTAAAACTAATTTCTTTCCAGTATGTACTGAGTCCATTGGGAATATAGACTCATCTTTTTGTAAGTTTTCAAGATAATTCTTTAGAACATATTTAACCATATCACCTATTCCTTAACTTTATTTTTTGTTCTAAACTTATAGTAGGTTTGTTCTATTTATAAATAAAAATGCTATATATATTAATTAGTGAATGAAATGTTTAGTTAAATTAAAGGAGATAATAAAGAAAAAAAAGTTATAAGGATTGAATTTGATAATAATACAAAAGAAGTAATTCTTAAAGTTGCATGCCTAACCGGGATTACTTTTTTAAGTTGTATTTTTTTAGGATGTGTAATGTTTGTATTCTATATTGTAATAAATTAATTTTTGGAGGTGAAAAATGAAAATAACTAGAGAGGAAATAGTTGAAAGACTTTGTGATTGCGGTTATGATACATACATAGTTGGGGGAGCTGTTCGTGATCTTTTACGAGGAGTTCCCGCAGATGATGAAGATGTTGTGACCGCAGCTTTACCTGAAGAAGTAGAGAAAATTTTTGAAGGGCATAATATCAAAACGGTTGGAAAATCGTTTAAAGTGGTAATGGTTGATGGAATTGAAGTGGCTACTTTCAGAACTGATAGATACACAGGATTATCAGATAAACAAGTTGAAGTTCAAGTAGCTGGGGATATTCTTGAAGATTTAAAACGTCGTGATTTAACCATAAATGCCGCAGCATTTTGTCAATACACCGGTGATGTTGTGGATCCATATCATGGGCGTGAAGATTTACAAAAACGCGTTATACGCTTCGTGGGGAGTCCTGAGAAGCGAATATTTGAAGACCCGAATAGGATGATTCGAGCATGCAGATTCAAAGCGTTAATCAATGGAACATTTGAAGAAAAGACAAAAGAAGCACTTATTTACTTTGCCCATTTAATCCCTGATTTTGTTGATCCAGAAAGAATCAATAAGGAGATTATGAAAACTATAACAAGGATCAAGAAATCATCTCGTTTTTTTCATGCCTTATATGAAATAGGTGCTCTTGAATATATATTTCCTTCTTTAGATGATTGTTATGCTTATAAGGATCATGGTAGATGGCATGAAGAATCAGTAATTGACCATTCATATATTTGTGGTGATAATCTTCCTATAAGAAAACCTCTACTGAAATTAGCTGGTTATCTTCATGATGTTGGAAAACCTGGTGCATGTTCTTGGAATCCAAAAACCAATGATTTGCATTTTCATAGACATGCTGAAAAAGGAGCTGATTGCCTTAACGTTGAATTAAAACATTTAAGATTTTCAAATAAAGAAATCAAATATATAACAACACTCACTGGAAAACATATGAGAAATTTCAAAACACCTAGAGCAACACGACGAACTCTACAAATGTTAAATGAACATGAAATTTCTTGGAAAGAGTTTCTTCAGTTGAAAATGTCAGATAGTCTTGCTAACTCGACAAAAGGAGGGTATCCTAAAGAAAAGATTAATAAAATTGTTCATAATATTATGTTTGAAATTAAGAGAAAATCCCCTAATAAATTCGGCGATTTAGCTATCAATGGAAAACATATTATGGAAGTTACAGGGTTGAAACCAGGTCCAGAAATAGGAAAAATCAAAACTATTTTATTGGATCTAGTTATTCTTAATCCTGATTGGAATGATTTTGATTTATTAACTCAAATAGCAGTAATATTAAAGGAGAATATATGAGTCTATTTTCTGAATATCAGCAGGATAACGATTTTGTAAATGCCGTTTGTGATATTGCGGAATCATTTGAAAGAACTTGTCGAAGGGTTGATTTGCTTTTGGATCTGCAAATGACAAACGCAAAAATTGCAATAGGAATGTTAAAAGCCCAAGCCGGTGACGATTGGGAAGACTTTCTAAAAGAAGCCGGAATTGAAGTTCCGAAGAAGGATAAAAAATAATGAAAGTACCTGAAGGATTCAAAGTAATTAGTACATTCGTAACTGGATCCCACTTATATGGAAATGCTACTAAACATTCTGATACGGATGTTCGTGGCGTTTTCATCCCAACAGAAAAATATTTCTATGGGTTCTTAGACAAAGTAGAACAATTACAAGATAAGGACGGTGCTGATGATGAATTATATGAAATAAGAAAATTCTTATTTTTAGCATTGAACAACAATCCAAATATTGTGGAATTTCTTTTTATTCCACTTGAACAATGTTTAAGTTATACAGAAGAGTGGGAAAGAATTATTAACGTAAGAGATCATTTTATATCTACTAAATGTAGATGGACATTTTCAGGATATGCTCATTCACAATTTAAACGGATTAAACGACACAGATCATGGTTATTAAATCCTCCCAAGAAACAACCTGAGAGACCAGACTATGGACTTCCTGTTAATCGTTCATTATTACCTAAAGAGCAAATCGGAGCATTCAATAGATTAGTAGCTTTATATCTAGAGCAAGTAGGAAAGTCTCACCCATTAAGAGAACAACTTGAAGAAATGGAAGAAACAGTTGCTTATATTGATGTTGCTCAACATTTAGTTGATGTTGATTATAACGCTTTAAGAGATGTAATTCCTGAAGTGAGCGATAATATGTTACATACACTTGAAAGAGAAAAGGCGTTTGCTAATGCTCTAAAAGGGTGGAATAATTATTTACAATGGAAGAAAAATAGAAATCCAGCAAGAGCAGAAATGGAAAAAAGGTTTGGACTGGATACAAAACACGCCTCCCACCTTGTACGTTTATTTTCGGAATGTAAAGAATTACTTACAACCGGAAAAATAACGTTTCCACGTCCAGACGCTGAATTTTTAATTGCTATAAGAAACGGAGTTTATACATACGACCAATTAATGGAATTTACTGAGGATTATGACAAACAACTTGAAGCGTTATATTTAGATTCTCATTTACCAAGAGAACCTAATCGAATTAAGATTAATGAATTATGTATAGATATAATTAAACGTAATTTAAATTCATAATGTATTCACATAATGTGTGCTGCATGTTAGAACAAAAAATAAAAGGAGATAATTCTAACATGCAGAAATATTGTGAATGTGGATGTGGTAAATTAGTTAAAAAAGATAACCGTTTTATACTTGGGCATAATAGAAGAAAATTACCTAAAAAATTAAAATTGTGTGAATGTGGGTGTGGTAATAAAACTTCTAAATCAGGAAACAGATTTATTATGGGTCATAATAATAAAGGTAAAAAATTAAATTTAACTGATCAACAAATAACCAAAAAAAAAGAAAAAATAAAAGAAAGTAGGAAAAATTCAGAAGTAAGAAAAAAAAGAGAATTAGGAATAAAAAAAGCAAAAAACACTAAGAAAGGAAGAGAAGATAATAGAAGAGCTTCTAAAATAGCAAATGAAATAATTAAGAAAAAATTAGAATCTGATCCAGAATATAAAAAACATAAAAAAGAACAATGTAAACAAGCAGCAATTAAATTATGGAAATTTAAAAGGGATCATATGTTAGACGTAAGGAAATCTCAATGGACTGAACAATCAAGATCTCGTATGAGCGAAATAACTAAAAAGAGACTTGAAGATCCAAATGAAAGAATCATTATGAGAGACAGAGGAATAAAAAGATTTTCTGATCCAAAAGAAAGGGAAAAACAATCTAACTGTATAGCTCAAGCTTATATTGATGGTAAATTTTCTATGAATTCTAAATTTAAAACTGGTTATATAAATACATCAATAGGAAAAATTTTTTATCAAAGTTCTTATGAAGAAAGATTCATTTATATTTTAGAATATTTTTTTAAAAATCAATGGAATAGAAATTATACAAAATTTCCTTATTTTGATGGAGAAATAACTAGAAACTACATTCCTGATTTTAAAATTAATGATGCGATTTTGATTGAAACAAAAGGATGGTTTAATAATAAAGATAAAAATAAAATGATAAATGCAACAAAACTATCAAATATAAGTGTTTATCTTATTTTTGAAGAACAATTAAAAATATTAGAAAATTTAATGAAGATCAATACAAAACCTTCATTTGATTATTTTCCAAAAATTGAAAATGGGATAATTTATAATTTGAAAGGATAAAATGAAAACAAAAAGAGATTTTGTAACAAATAGCTCTAGTACTTCTTTTATAATATCAAGTACTCCTGATATTGATATTGGAGAAGTTGAGATTATGGTTCCGATAAAAATAAAAACTCTCCTATCTGAAAGTCTAACAAATGTCGTTGAACTTAATAAATATTGGGATGAATGGTACGGAACTGAAATAGAAACTGGAGAAAAAAGAAAAGACGATGAACAATATCTAGAACAACTAGCAATTATTGAAAAAGGTGGCCATTTACATATTATTCATGCAACTAATGAAGGAGAACCAGAAGAAGCTCTTATATGTGAAAGAGGAATATTTCAATCAGATTTTAAAGATCAGGGTGTTCGTGTTATACAAGGCGAAGGAGGATTTTGATAATGTCTTTATATTACCGAAGATTATCTAATCTTTTTAATCGTGGTATTGAAAAACTTGAAGAAGATAAAAAAAGATTAATAGATACCGTTGATATGTTAAAAGAAGGATGGACTCCAATAGATCTCTTTTATTTTAGTAAAGAAGAAAGGAATTGTGAATTCGATGAACAAAATGATGAAACGAATTATAGTTGATCCAAACACAAAAATGGTAATTGTTGGAGAGTTTGATAAGTTTTTCAAAAATAAAAACTATGAATTATTTTTCAATACCAAAACAGGAGTTGAAGTTTTAAATCCTCTTGAAGGTAAAAAAGATCCTTTCATGACCGAGCTCCCTACAATGTGTGATGTAGGAATTATGGGGCATTGTAAAAACAATTGTAATTTTTGCTATCAAGGGTCAAAAGTAGAACCAAATATGAAGATAGAAGACTTCAAACGAATCATTGATCAAGTTAAACATCATGCTTCTCAGGTCGCTCTGGGAGGAAGAGGGAACCCAGAAGACCATGAGGATTTTGAAGAAATAGTTAAATACGCAAGAGAAAACGGAGTTGTTCCTAACTATACTACTGCTGGAAATAATGTTAATAGTAAAATAGTCGGTATAACAAAAGAATATGTAGGAGCCGTAGCTGTTTCTATGTACGATAAAACTTTTACATATACCGCTTTAAATATGTTTATGACCGCTGGGTGTAAAACAAATATTCATCAAATATATTCAGCTAAAACTCATACTGATGTAATGAAACTGTTTCGTGGAGAAAATGAAGTATATAATAAGTTTGTAGATCTAGAAACATTAAATGCCATTGTTCTTCTTCTGTTTAAAATGAAAGGGAATGGTAAGAATTTAGTTACGTGGGTTCCTAATGAATTTCAAATTAAAGAATTGGCTAAAGAGATTAATAAGACAAAACTTTCTTTTAAAATAGGAATGGATAGTTGTCTAATTAATAAAATTCAACCTTATGCCGAATTAACTCCACAACAGGAAATGTCAATAGATACTTGTGAATCGAGTCGAATGTCAGTTTATATCACACCAGATATGAAATTAGTTCCTTGTTCATTTGCTGATCATGATACTCATTCAATAAGTTTAAAAAATACAACAATTGCAGATGCTTGGTTAAACGGAGAAGGGTTTGGTAGATTTAGAAGAATTTTAAGCGAAACTCCTAACTGTTGCCCAGCACTAATGGAATAAAAATGAAAAATACAGATAGTAGATTTCTCAGTTATGTACTTCGGCACAAACCGAAAGCGATAGGTTTAAAACTAGATGAACATGGTTGGGCATCTGTTGAAAGTCTACTTGATTGTGTTAACTCACACGGGCGTAAATTAAATCTTTCATCACTAAAGGAGATTGTTAGAACTAATAATAAAAAACGATTTTCCTTTAGTGATGATGGATTAATGATTCGAGCAAATCAAGGGCATTCGATTGATATAGATTTAGGGCTTGAATCAAAAAAGCCTCCTGAATTTCTATATCATGGTACCGCAGTCAAATTTATTCCTTCTATTAAAAAATCTAATGGGTTATTGTCTATGAATAGAAATCATGTTCATTTATCTCATGAAATAGAAACTGCCAAACAAGTTGGAACACGACACGGAAAGGCTTTAGTTATGACTATTAAAGCAGGAGAGATGAATAATAATGGATATAAATTTTTCTTATCTGATAATAATGTGTGGTTAACAAATCATGTACCATTAGTATATATTAAGGAGTATTAAATGTTATCAAATAAAAATATTATAAGAATTGCTAAAGGAATTGTTTATTTATTTTACTTGATTATAATAGGTTTAAGTATGACGTATCCTGATTCGAAACAAATTACAAATGGAGCATCCTTTTTAATGATTTTATATACAGTATCTAGTGTTATATATGGTTTCGGGTCTGCATTTTATATGGATTTTAATAGTGATTATGAATACTTTGAAAACTTTGGTAATTTAATAGAAATAGGACTTGAAACCAATATTGGTTTTATTATTGGCTCCTTCTTTATAAATATTATTATCGGCTTTTTATTAGCTGTAAATGGTTGGATGATAACTTGTACAATATTTATGGGAGGGTTCATAATCCTTTGTATAACTAATTCTATTATAGGTTATAAATTCAAAAGCTATCAAGAAAGGTGTTAATTTTATTATATGCCAGTTTATGAATTTGAATGTCCTGAATGTGGTGACATTAAAGAGGTCATCACAAACAGGATAAAAGAAGAAACAATTATATGCAATAAATGTAAAGTTCAAATGAAAAAAATAATTTCACAAACCAGTTTTACTTTAAAAGGATCTGGTTGGGGAAGGGATGGGTATGAAAGCAAAAAATGATTTTATAACAAATAGTTCAAGTTGTTCATTTGTATTTCTTGGTCTTGAAGTAGTCAAAAAAGTTAACTATAAAATATTACTAACAACTCTTTATGAAGATCAGATAGATGAAATTGAGGCACAATATAAAGAGTTAAGTGAACCTAAATTGTTTCTTGATGAAGATGATTATAAGAAAATTTTTAAATTCATTACTATATATGGAGACATCAAAGTTTCACATAATAATGATATTACCATTTTATCTGATATAGAAGATGGAGCTCCGGAAGGAAAAACACTTGTAGGGTTTGGATTGATGGATATTGATGATTGTGGTAATCCCGAAAAGGTTTCTGGTTATGACTTATCCAAAAAAATATTGATATTGGAAAATTTAAGAGAGAAATTAGGTCTTGATGAACCTGCCAGTATATACGGAACTACTAGAATGTGTTAAAGGAGTAATATGAAAACTAAAACAGATTTTGTAACTAACTCTAGTTCTGCTAGTTTTATTTTAACTATTGAATCTGAATTAAATGATATAGACGAGTTTGAACAACTATTCAATAGGTTTTTAAAACGAACTGATAGAAATATTAAATTTTACAATCCTCTGACAATAGATAAAAAATCAGATGGTGTTTTCATTATGCTGCCTCCAATTGTACTATTTGGTTGATAGCCTTTTCAGTCTCTTCTTGCAATGCTGGGGATAATATATTTACAATAATAAAATCATTTGTATTCCCAGCATC